AGCTTGTTGCTAAATCCATTACAGCCAAAAGAGATCGATTGATTCGAGTCGATGTCGGTGGATCAAAGAAGGTCGGTCGCAAATACGGCGGCGAACAATCTAAGTCTGGCAAGGGCGCAAAAGTACGCCAGCAATCAGCGCCAGCGGGCGCTTTGCTTTGGGGAACTGAATATGGATCGGGCAAAGGTACAGACTCAATTGGTCGTCCATATTCCAATCGATTCAAAGCGGCTCGCAATAAGCGCGGCTATTGGATCAATCCAGCTGTGGACTATTACACACCGATCGTTGCAAAAGAGTACATCGATATAATTCAGACAATAATTCGAAAGGTGGGACTCGACTGATGGCTGGCATTCCAAAAGTAAAGATCACCTTTGACGCTGATTTTGACGAATTAAAGCGCGGAGTTAAAGGCGCTGAAAATGAAGTACAAGGCTTTGGCGACAAAGTTAGCAAATTTGGAAAAATGGCTGGTGCGGCTTTTGCCGTTGCTGGCGCAGCTGCACTTGCTTATGGCGCTGTACTTCTCAAGCAAGGCGTTGAATCTGCAATCGCTGATGAAAAGGCTCAAGCCAAACTTGCACTTACATTACAAAATGTTACTAACGCCACCGATGCCCAAATTGCAGCTGTAGAAAATCAGATTCTCCAGACTTCACTACTTACCGGACTGACCGACGATGCGCTTCGTCCAAGCTTTGAACGCTTTGTCCGAGCCACAAAAGATTCAGATGAAGCTCTTAAACTCCAAAAGGTCGCCATCGATGTCGCCGCTGGATCGGGTAAATCTCTTGAAGCCGTAACCAATGCGATGGCTCGGGCAGCTGAAGGAAATACTGGCGCTCTTTCAAGATTAGGCGTAGGACTAACAGCGGCTCAACTCAAGACGATGTCGATGGACGAAGTTACAAAGTCTCTTGCAACAACCTTTGGCGGACAAGCTGCGGCTCAGGCAGACACCTTTGCGGGCAAGATGCAAATTCTTCAAGTTGCATTTGATGAAGGCAAAGAGACGATTGGATCTTTTGTACTAGATGCAATCACTCCGATGATTAATACCATCGTGAAAACAGTCATTCCAGCCGTTGCTGGATTTATCAACTCGGTCGGTGGCAAAGAAGGCTTGACCAATGCTTTCAAGACTTACATCGATCTCATCAAGAACATTTTTCAACCGGTACTTGAAGGCTTTAAATTTGCATTCGATCAGATTAAAAAATCCGTCATGGCTAACCAAGAAGAATTTGAGACTTTGTTTAAATTCTTGAAAGACTTTGTTGCACCTTTATTTGGTGGAGTCTTAAAGCTTGCAATTCAGGGAATTGGTATAGCTCTCGGAGTTGTTATCAATACGGTGGGAATCCTGGTCAATGGCTTCGAATCACTCTTCAATATTGTCCGAAGTGTTGTAGGAGCAATTCAATCTTTGATTTCTTTGGTTGCAAATAATCCAGTCGTCTCTGGAATCAGCGGAGCGATCAGCTCAGCATTTGGTGGATTCCGCGCAGCTGGCGGTCCGGTATCGGCTGGTAAATCTTATGTTGTGGGCGAGCAAGGCGCTGAAATGTTCGTCCCTAGTTCGAACGGCACAATCGTGCCAAATGGCGGCATGGGTAGTACTTTCAACATAACCGTGAACGGTGCGATCGATGCCGAAGGTACAGCCCGCACGATCGTGGATGTACTTAACCGGTCAAATGCCCGAGGAACTCTTGGCGCGAATAGGTTCGCTTTCGCATGAGCCTATGGACTCCAACTTGGAGCATCGAGATTGATGGCGTTGAATACAAAGATGTGGCTCTAGCAAATCTCAATATTGGCTCGGGTCGCAACGACATCTACACCCAAGCCATCGCTGGTTATTGCAATTTGACTTTGATTAATCTTGACGACTCTGGGATCAATCCGACGATTAATTCAGGAGTAACAGTATTTGTAAATGATTCTAACGGCAATCCAGTAGCTCTTTTCGGCGGTTCAATCACAGACATCATCGTAGGCGTTCAATCTGGCGGTTCGATAGGAATTACCCAAACAATCTCAATCACGGCTCTAGGGGCGCTCTCAAGGCTTCCAAAGGTACTTACCGAAGGAGTCTTGGCAAAGAAATTAGACGGCGAACAGATTTACGATGTATTACAAGGCATTCTGTACGGCGCTTGGAATGAAGTGCCGGCGGCTTTGACTTGGGCGGCTTACGATCCAACAACGACTTGGGCAAATGCAGAAAATTCTGGGCTTGGACAAATCGACACAGGCAATTATGAGCTGACGGCGCGATCGGCTTCGATCACAGATGCCTACTCTTTGGTCGCCGCTTTAGCAAATTCGGGACTTGGCTACCTGTATGAAAATGCAGCTGGTCAAATTAGTTACGCGGACAGCACACATCGCAGCGCTTATCTTTCAACAAATGGTTATGTGGATTTAAGTGCAAATGATGCCTTTGCAACAGGACTTCAACTAGCCACACGCTCTGGCGATGTTCGCAATTCAATCACGATTCAATACAAAAATGGTCAGCAAGTATCTGATTTTGAACAGGCTTCAATCGATATTTATGGGACTTTAGCTCAATCGATTCAAACAACACTCGAACTTACAACTGACGCAGAAGATCAGGCTGAATTCTATCTTGGGCTAAGAGCCTACCCAAGAGCCAATTTTAATCAAATTTCGTACCCAATCGGATCGCCAGAATTAGACGATTCAGATCGAGACAATCTCCTAAATGTCTTTATGGGTATGCCAGTTACAATTAACGATCTGCCCAACAACATGAACACCAAATTTCAAGGCTTTGTTGAAGGCTGGCAGATTCAAGCTGGAGTCAATTCCCTAACTATTTCCATGTATCTAAGTCCCACAGAATTCTCGCTTCAAGCCATGAAGTGGAACGATGTGAGTGGCGCGGAGACTTGGAACACACTATCAAATACACTTATCTGGGACGACGCGTTCATCGTCGCTTAAAGGAGACAACATGGCAACAACAACACCCAATTTCGGCTGGACTGTACCTACTTCAACCGATTTGGTTAAAGACGGAGCAACAGCGATTGAGACACTTGGAGACAGCATCGACGCTTCTTTTGTCGATCTAAAAGGTGGCACAACCGGTCAAGTCTTAGCAAAGGCATCTGGAACTGATCTTGATTACACTTGGACAACACCACAGGTCGGAGACATCACAGCCGTTACAGCTGGGACAGGTATTTCTGGCGGCGGAACTGGCGGAGATGTAACGATTACGAACTCAATGGCAACAGCCATCGATGCTAAAGGCGATCTTGTCGTGGGAACTGGCGCGGACACATTTTCACGATTAGCGGTCGGATCAAATACTTATGTCCTAACCGCAGATTCAACAGCGGCAACTGGTCTTGCTTGGACTTCTCCAGCAGCTGCTGGCGGAATGACTCTTCTTTCAACGACATCACTTTCTGGTGCGACGACGACAGTATCTAGCATCAGTCAATCATACAAAGATTTGGTTATTTTGCTTAGGGATTTTCGAGTGGGAAGCGATTTCTCACTTCTAGTTAGATTTAACGGAGATTCAACCGGAGCAAATTACCAGCAAGCGGTCATGCGCGCAGCTGGTTCGACCAATAGTCCATACGGCGACAATTCAAGCGCGGGCATGGACATTAACGGTTATTCAATCAAAGGCGGAAATGACGATTTTGCCGCAACTATCACTATTAACGATTACGCATCTAGTGCAACTTTTAAAACAGCCTTTTCGACTTGCACCGCAATTACAAATGCCAATGATAAATGCGCAACGATGAACACAACAGGTTACCGTTCAACGACGGCTATCTCTTCTCTTACCTTTGCCACAACCGTTAGCACATTTTCTGGCGGATCAGTACTAATCTACGGAGTAAACTAATGACTAAACCAATAATTAAAATTGTGAACGCCGAAACAGGCGAAGAAATCGAACGCGAGATGAATGCAGAGGAATTTGCACAATACGAAATCGACCAGGCAAATTATTTGGCAAAAATACAATCTGAACAAAATGAAGCTGCCGCAAAGCAAGCCATCCTTGATCGTCTTGGATTAACAGCCGAAGAAGCGGCTTTATTACTAAAATGACTTATCCAAAAGGGACAGCCGCAGAAGCTCTCGAAATTGCAAAAGCCGAAATCGGCACAATCGAAGAAGGCGACAACCTAACCAAATACGGCGCATTTACAAAAGCGAATGGCTTGCCGTGGTGCGGTTCATTCTGCAACTGGGTACTTGCACAGGCTGGAGTCAAGGTGCATTCGCTTGTCTCAACAGCTGTCGGAGCGCATAAATTTAAAGAGATTTCACGGTGGCATGAGATACCGGCAATTGGTGATCTTGCGTTCATGGATTTCCCACACGATGGAGTCGATCGCATTTCTCATATTGGAATTGTCGCTGGCATCGATGGCAAGACGATTACAACCATCGAAGGAAATACATCCGGCAGCGGCGATCAGCGCAACGGTGGCATGGTGATGGTTAAGACCCGAACGATTGGCAAAGAAGTGGTCGGCTTTGGTCGTCCCAAATATGTGCCATACAAAGGCGAATATCCAACCGTGAATGTCGAAGCGCCGAAGAAATCCATTCTGAAGAAGGAGAAGAAGAAATGAAAGAAATCAAAGGACTTGCAGCTTCATGGGCGCGCTCATTTCTAGCCGCATCCATAGCTGTGTACATGGCAGGAATTACTGATCCAAAGGCAATCGCAGGAGCGGGACTAGCTGCGGTTCTCCCAGTTGTGCTTCGTTACCTAAATCCCAACGACGCATCTTTCGGGTTAAAGGGGAAGTGATCCGGAAGCTACTTCAGACAGCTCTGGCGATAGCGATATTGCTGGGGCTGTCTGCTTGTAGTTATCAAGGATGGACTCGATATGAATGCCAAGAATTCGAAAACTGGCAAAAGCCTGAATGCAATCCGCCACAATGTAAGGCTCTCGGAGTCTGTACTGAGGACATATACGGAGAAGATCCAAATGGGTTCACATCAAAGACGCCTAAGTAATGAGCAGCTTAAAGCAAGGCTGATCGTATTTATTGGAGTGGCTTTGGCGCTCACTTTTATGTTTTCTG